TTAGCTAGCAGCACGAACGGAGCGAAGCTTACCAACAAAACGAATTTGCTTGATAGGGTGATTAGCAAAACTACCATCTACCTTTTTAACATAAACTCTGCGAGCGCAGTCAAGAATACGCATATAACGAACATCATGAGGTTGAATAGTAGTATTACCTCCTCCATTTGGAGCAAATTGACCAACATAAGGACCAAACATTTGCATTGGCAATCCTAAACCGTATTTTACCGGACTTGCTTTGTATATAAATGAGCGTCTCGCTCCTGAATATAGCCCTCCATTTACTTGAACTGCTGCTATTGGGCCTGGAACATTTCCAATTTTTACACCTTTGCTGTAATCAGGAAGAAACTCTATTCCAGCAGGTGATTTTTGCTGTTCAAACAAATCTGCTATAGCAAAAGCACCACGAGCTATTTGAGTGTGCATCATCCAAGTATCTGCTTCTACAAGGTTTGGCTCGCTTGCCATTTCTGCTGATATTTGCATTGCTAATCGTATTAATCCTGCGTAAGTTTCTTCTATTGGCTCGTTTGGATTGCCGCCTAAATCAAACTCATCATAGTTACTTCCATCATTATACCAATATTCATCAATAGTTGGGTGAGTGTCTTTGTCAAAGCCGCTATCTTGAGTAAACCCAATAAAACCTTCATTATGAACAGCATATGTTGGTTTTTGTCCTGGTACTTTAGGGACAATGTTAAGGAATTGGTCAAAATCTCCTTCTACTTGCTCTTTGTTTCCTACTTTTGCAACTTTAGCAGGGTAAAGAGTCTTATATTCCTCAATGTTATCGTCATCTATGGACAAATCTGGATGAGGGATAGCTGTTATTCTTGGGTGTTTTGCGCTAGCTCCTGCATAAGCCGCTCCTCCAGCATAGCCTGTTCTTAGCTTACAAGCCCCATAGACATTGGCTCCTAGCTGGATATCTCCTATTTTTCCGTCTAATTTAACTACTACACTGCCACTGTTTGACCAAAACCATTGCTCTGCTGCTACTTGCTCTTGAGGTGCTTTAACTGCACCTTGTTCATCAGCGGCATATTGGAATTGGTCATATATCATTCTGCTAGTTTGATTAGCCATATCTCTACTAGTATGAAGGATTAAGCCAGCTAGAGCATCATAAGAAACAACTCCATTTTCTAGTTGCCATTCTAGTTCTTGAGGAAGTCTAAAGCCTATAGCACGCATAAAGGTAAAGATTTTTTGGTAGCGTAAGGTAGTCTTTGCCTCACCAACACTTTCATTCGCCCTTACTTCATAGTAGCGACGAGTAGTGCCAGGACGAGGAGGTTCATAGCCTTCTAGTGGCACTTTGAACATACGGCCCATTTGTTTTGCTACATCAGGGCCATATACTTCTGCAAACTGTAATGCTTCTGTAAATAGGATAAACTCCCGCAAAATAGCTCTAGCAATTACTCCTTCTTGGTTACGTAAGTCGCCGCCATCAATTAGTAAAGCTTCGTCTAAGGCTGCTCCTGTTGCTTTAAGGAGTTTACGCCTAAAAGCAGGGGTTTTCTCGATGTAACCAACTACTTCTTCTGCAAATCCTTTTTGAGAATCAGTTGCATAAGCAGAGCGTTTTAGCAAATCTCTTTCTTTGGATTGTTTGAGCTTATCAATAGCCTTGTCTAAAGCATCAGCAGCAGGTTTCCAACTCCGGTCAGCTTCATCTTGAGCTACTTCTGCTCTTACTGTGTTACCAAACAATCCTGCAACTATTCCACTTTTGATTGATGCAACTCTTGCACTGTCCAACACACTTAAATCATTGATGATAGAGCTTTTTGCTTCATCTACACTTGCTTTATTGCGTGCCTTTTCTAGTATGGTTTGTAAGGTAGATTCTGGATAATTTACTAGTCGTCTGCCTTCGATTTGACCAGTTTTCTCTATTTCTTTTACAGAATCCAAGACAGCTTGGCGAGCTTGGGAAGCTTGTTTAGCCTTAGTTTCTTGCTCATCGCGTGTAGCTTGGCTTTTCTTAAGCTCAGTCACTTCTTTAGTTAGAGAGTCTATTGCTGCCAAGGTTTTATTCAACATTGCATTAAGCTGATTAGTATTTTGTTGGTCAGTTGCTGGTGAAGATGGGCTTTTAGCTGCTGTTGGAGTCGTTCCTGTGTTAGTAGCGGTTTTAGCAGGAGCCATCGCGTCTAAAGCGTTTTTGATTTTGTCAACCATATCCAAAGCTTCTGCTAGCTTTTTACTGTCTGTAGTGGCTTCTTCATCAGGGTCGGCAGTATCTGCCTTTTTGGTATCTGCTTTGTCTTTTTTATCCTTGTCATCTTTTTTAGCATCAGTAGTATTGCTAGAATTATCATTATTGGAGCTATCAGCAGAACTAGAAGTGTTAGTAGTTGAGGAAGAAGGAGTTTGCAATTGTTGGAGCATTTTATTGAGCCAATCCAAGTGGATTTCAAAGGAAGCAATAGCTTCAGCATCTAAATATCCTCCTTTGGCCATTCCTAATATTTGTTCTAAGGACATCATATTTTGATTATCTCCTATTGATATTTTATTGATTTTATTAAGGTTATTTAATATAGGTTGTTTTAATAAAAGAGTTATTTTCTTATTGCTACAACAGCTTTTATTGCAATTGTCCTGACACTTTGATGACACTTTTAATTCTATGTTATTGCTATCAACAGTGTATGTTTTGATAGTTTTAGCATGAGGAACAGCAGGACTTTTTACCCTATCTCCGCCATCAAAGCGACCCAGTTTGCAAACTCTATAGTCTTCATACTCAATGCAGCCATCTAAAATAGCTCTAAGTGAAAAATAAAGGTCTTGTTTTTGAGCTAGTTCTGCTAGCTTTTTACCAGAATTAGTAGGAAAGTACTCTATGGTAGCTTTGCCTTGTTTAGTTTCTATGTCATACCAAAGCTTGCGAAATACAAATGCTGGCTCTAGCTCGCTATAATCAAACCCTACGACATTTTCTTGCTCATCATAAACAGGTTTAGGATGCCCATCATAACCAATCATTAGCCCTAAATTGACATATTCTTGCGCTAACTCAATGGTTTGCTCCATTGATTGGGCTGTGTAAGCAGTGTCATTGAGGTTGATAAAATCAGCTTCTGTAAGGATTATGTCACTATAAACACTATCTAAAGTTACTTTATCGGATTTATGAAAAGTTCCTGCTATTGTTGCACATTGCTTATTAGTGCTTGCTGAAACCGTTATCTTGTTAGGCATTGCTCAATTTTTGAGGTTGTAGAGTTGCTTCGTGTTGAGAGGCTATTTGCTCAAGCTCACGAGTTCCTTCATCAATTTTGCTGATAAGGTAGTAAGAGCCACGAATTTGACGAGCTTCTGCCAAAGTAATAAGCCCAAGTTTGAAATCTTCACGAGATTGCTGGACTCTACGCTCCATTTCAGATTCTGTCATTTGCTCATCAAAGATAATCTCGTAACTTACCTGATTAGGCGAAATGTCCTCTAATGCTAAAGATAAATCGTGTAGTGGTTTATAATGGTTGGTGACTAGTCCACGAGCTATTTTCCTTTGATGTGCATAAGCTTCTTTGCGAGTTTCATCAAGAGTAAAGCGGTTTCCTGTTACATTCCAGCCTAACAATTGACGTGAGATGCCAGTTAAAACAAGAACAGCATCAAGCATAAACTCTATATCTTTAAGCTCTCCTTGTTGTGGGTCTCCTCCTTTTACTGCTACTTCTATGTTGTTGGTAAATACATCGTCAAATGGACTTATCTGCCCACCTCTTTGAATGTGTAGCAAACGAGATAGGTTTTTCTTAATGGTTTGGAATAGACTAGCTGCAATGCCTTTGCCTGTTGGCCCTAAGATATTGAAGTGGCGGAATGGCTGATTGGCTAGTCTTCTGGGCAGTAAACTCCTTAAAGCAGCAATGGAATCTTTTGATAAGCTTCTAGCAGGGAAGAGCAGAGCGTTTCCATAGCGTTGACCTGGCCTGTGTCTCCAACGCCAATGCATTACTTGAGATTGATAAAAGTAATCTGCCTCTCTATCAGTGTCAGAAGTACGGAAAATAAAAGCCTTTTGAGGATCAATAAACTGGTCTCTAGCGTCAGTGTTGCGGATCATTGCCTCTGTTGGCATATCACGCACAGCAGTGATTTGTCCTGTATAATCTACTACTGGCTGAAGATAAGAATCCCCAAATCCAAGCGCAGAAAAGGCAAATGACGACGCATATTCTTCTAAATGGCATTGCTCTTTGAGTCTGGTAAAATTACGCTCTGCTTTGTATCCTATTTCATCCGTGACGGCATTCCTTATGCTAATGGTGTAGCCATTGCTAACGGCATCTTCAGCTAGCTTGATTAGCGCAGCTAGAACTACGGGGTTATCTGCATAAATTTCTAGTAACTCTTTGATAAGACTGCGCCTAGAGTAAGGCTCACTGTACTTGCGATTAACTTCATCAGTATCAGGGTCAGACATCAAGTAACCCTGTTCAGATGTTTGCTGATCAGGATTCCAGCGAGTCATTACCCTCCAAGCCCTTTCTAGACGAGCTTTGATAAGGTTAACTTTTGGTGATGGGGCTAAGTCTAGTGGCATTAGTAGCTTATTTCAATGAGTTTAAGTGTACCAGCAATCGCATCTCTAGCATCATCTTCTAGCGATTGCAAATTGACGATTTGTGACCAAATAGCTCCATTGCCTTGCAAATAGTCGGCAAATACAACTTTGTGAGTGGCGACTGGAGAGGCTAAAGCGGCTATGTGATGGCTTTGCTTGTCTGTTGGAAGCTGTATAGGCATCAATGGCAATGGATTTTCTTCTTGGATATTGTCGATTTCTACAGATTCAAAGTCGGATAAAAATAGTTCAAACACTTTTTCATCAACTGCTACAACCTCAAATGGTCGTTTTTTATGCAGTGACCAGAACTTTTCAATAGCTTCACGAGGATGTACAGCTTTACGCCATACTTCTGCCAAATATTTGATAGGAGCGGAGTTATAATCATTGCTTTGTTCTATCCAAATTCTAGCAATGGCTGAGGCTGTAGCCTGTGTGCTGATGGAGAGGAAACCAAAGTCTCTCATCTTGTCTAAAGCGATAGAAGTACCAAGGTTAGGCCCTCTTGTCACATAAACTTTATTAGCTAAAAGCTTGAATAAAGAGCAGTTTTCAGCAGCCATTTCGTAACTATCTGGTTCATTTAGTGCATTAAATCCGCCTGACAAAGCATCTACTTGATCTTTGTGACTAGAAAATGGGAAACTTTCTAACTCTTTTAATAGTTCCTCATTCCAATCGCCTCGAAGTATTTTGATATTACCAACAGCAGCTTGTGCGCTTACTGGTTCTGCTCGACTAACTTTATCTGCCCAAGGAGCTATTCCTTTGACGTTATAGCCACTTAGAACTGAGCGAGCATAATGGTCTACTGTGTACTTGCCGCCAGAGCCTTTTTCTTGCTCTATGCGAATAGCTACACCATAACCATCTTGGCTTGCTGTGTTTTTAATTACTGCCTCTATTTCAGCAGGCTCACCACGTTTTCTTACTACATCTAATATATAGTAAATACCAGTACGCTTATCTTTGCCTAACAGTAGACCAACGGTGTAATCAGGGTCAGAGCCAGGTTTAGGGCTAGTACAGGCTAAATCCCAAAACCTTAATTTGACTAGGTTTGCTGGTCTAGTTTCTACTACTTCAAAGTAACCGCGCTTAAATAAGCCACCGCCTTTTGGAGATGGCCTTTGCTGGTATTGTGCTGCATATCCATAAGGATCTCGGCGTTTTTCTCGTTCTATAAATTCAGGAGGAAATCGCTCAGGCCAGAGCAATTCACCAGCTTTAGTGCGAGGATCAGACCATCCAATAGAGGTTTTTCTGGATTCAGGCTCATACTCACTACGAATGCAAAGATGTTCCCAACCACCTTCTTTCAATACCTCATTACAAAGATCACGCTCGTGAACTCTTTGCATTATCAATACTATAGCACCAGTCTGAGAGTCATTAAGACGACTGGGAATAGCTGAGTAAGCATCTATTGCTGATTGTAGTTCTGCTGTAGAATTAGCGTCTTTTACATCGTGAGGGTCGTCTATGATAATTGTGTCAGCACCTTTACCAGTGACACCACCATCAATAGAAACAGCCTGACGAGTACCTTGGCGACTGTTATCAAACTTGCTCTTTACATTTTGGTCTCCTGTTAATGAAAAGCTCTTGAACCACTGTTCTTGATACCATTCGCTTTGTACGAGTCTTCTACATTTGACCGACAATTCTAGAGCTAAATTAAACTCATGGCTTAAGCATAAGAATCTATGTTCAGGCTGGTCAATCCACATCCAAGCTGGAAAACAGACTGATGCCACCAAGCTTTTCATATGGCGAGGAGGTATGTTTATTACTAGCCTAGTAATTTGTCTTAGCTTTACTGCTAATAGGTGTTCACATACAGCATCAATAGACCAATTCCAGCTTAGTTTCCTTCCAGGTTCAAGAACATTCCAAGCTCCATGAATAAACTCTTGTAAACTAGGAGGTTGAGGAGGAAGTTGCTGAACTAAGAGCGAGATCTCGTCTTGCTCTAGCAAGTTCAAGTAACTCAGCAATTCTGGCAAGTTTTTGTTCTGTAGAGAGGGAAGAGATTTCAATTGCTGTACCATCTTTTCCTGTTATTTCTTGCCTGACTTTATCGGAAAATACTTCTGGTCTGCGAGATTTTAGTAAAAATATTAGCAATGAATCGCTATATTCTTTAACTGTGCCACAAGTAGCACCTTGATAAAAAACTTCTTTATCTGCTCCATGAAAAGCACGTCGGCGAGCTTCTTCTTCTAAATAATCCAAAGATTCAGCTAGAGCATCATCCCAATCAGAAGCAAAATCTTTATCTGTTTTTCGTAACTCGTAAACTGTTTTTCGAGATACTCCTATTGCTTTTGCTGCACGACTTACATTAGCAGTTTCACGTAAGACATTTAAAAAATCGCGTACTTTTTCTACTGTCACCTTTGTTACGTTTGCCATGTCAAACCTCAAAAATAAAGGTGAGCCAAGTGACTCACCTTATTCAAGTTATAAGTGTAAGTGAGGATTAAATGCAGATTTACGAGGCTTTATGAGGGATTTTTTATAGTGGTGCAATTACAGGCAATTACACCACTAACCAGCGTCGTTTAAGATGAATTGCGCACACTGGATTTGTCTTGAAGTGAGCTAGAAGCTTGCTCTAAAAGCTCTACTAGCTGACGAAGCTTATGCAGTACTTTTCTTTGCTTGCGATTAGGCTGTATAGAAATAGTTCTTTTTAAATTGCGAATAAGATTACTCATTAAGCTTAACTCCTAGTTATCAGAGGATTTGTCTAGATAGCGTTTTGGAAGCTGGCGATGGGCAAAGTTTTTCTTCTTCTTGTTGCGCTTAGAAGAAGCAACTAAAACAAATGTGCAAATATGGTCAGTAATAGCAACTTGGCTAACCTCAACAGGCTGCCTCCACTCATTGGCAGGAGGTAAATAGATAATTTTTTGAATTAATGTTCCTGTTGAAGAATTTGTTTTTGAACAATATTTTCTATTTGAATTAGCTTTTTCTCTGTCTTTGCGTGAACGATTTCTTGCCATTTGGGCACACCTCGGCTTTAGGCCCTCAACCAACCTCAAAGTGATAAACACTTCTATGGGAGTGCAAAATTAATCTATCACCAATAACTTATTGGTAATAAAGAGCTAATTGTGTGCTGTAGTTTAATTAAGTAGGTGCTGGATTAATTGACATTGCTGTCTCCAAAAATTCAATATTAAATTTCAGCAGGAGCATAAAATGGATTTTTTGTTTTTGCAAACAGGCGCAAAACTATTCCTCAAATAAAAAACAGGCAAACCTTAATTGGTCTGAAAAACGATCAAATGTAAAAAAACACCAAATGGATACAGGCAAAAACAGCCAATAAGAAAAAAACAGGCAAAATGTTGATTTCTCTAAACAATTTAATTTAACTGAATATAATTTTGTCGAAAGTTAAATTTTGAAACTCTCTGTATGCTATGGAAATTAACAAAGACCAAATAGAAGAATTAGACCAAATGTGTTTTGCTGAACTTGATAGACTATTTTTTCGAGTGGTTTTGGGTAATGAGCAAATAAAAACCTTAGTAGATTTACCTGATTATTCTCCATCTCTTGGAGATAAAGAAGGCTGGCGTGTTCTTAAAGTGGAACTCAAAAAATGTTACCAAATACGTGAGACCAAAGTAAACAACCAGCCAGTTGTTGCATTACAGCTTAAAGCTCATAAAAGTGCAGCTATTGCATCAGGGTTTAGCCAAGCTGAAGCTGCTGTAAAAGCTCTAATTTTGGCACATTCTGACCGCTATATGACAGGTCAACAGTTAAAAGAGTTTCGTAATGCGCTAAAAACCAAATCAGGAAGGGCTTTAACACAAACAGAGTTTGGGAAAAAGATTGGTAATTATGGGCAACAATCCCAATCTGACTTTGAACGTGGTAGAAGACCTGTTCCAGAAGCAGTTGCTCGTTACACTTTTCAGCTATTTTTAGAGAGAAATACCTTATCCACATCTTAATAGGAGGAAACATGATTACTTCAGCCATCGAATTAAAGAAAAAAGTACACTTAGGTAATAGTTTAAACAATGAGCCTACTTACATTGGCAATGTAGGAGACTTCTTAGTCACAACCAAAAAAGGTCACCAAGGCATTATTCCAAAAGAAATTTATCAAGAATTAGTTACTAATGGTCTTGCTATTGTTCCTGGAGGTGGCACTACTGGCAATTTTGGTTTACTAGGAGGTACTCCTGTTCCAAATGAGGTAGGTGTAAGAGGCAATGCTGATGATTTTAATGCCCTACTTTAATTTTTACTTGTGAGAAGTTCCATTCTCATAAGTGAAATTTACTTAAGAGAAAATAACAAAGTTTAGAGAAAAACTAGTTGCTCTAAAAGAAAATTATTTGAAGGAAAATAAATGCCTAATTATCAGGTTCATCAAGGGGATTGTTTAGAGATATTACCAAAATTACCATCCCAGAGCATAGACGCAATTATTACGGACCCACCTTATCCAGGAATATCTCGTCCTTATGGAAAGTGGACAGAAGCTGAGTGGCAAGAAATGATGCAGCAAGTAGTTATGCAAGCTCGCCGTATCCTTAAGCCAAATGGTTCTGCTGTATTTATCTTGCAGCCTAATAGCGAGCATGTAGGAAGAATGAGGTCTTGGCTATGGGACTTTATGTCTTGGGTAAGCAAATCATGGAATATGATTCAAGACGTTTGGTGGTGGAATTTTACCTCTCCACCATTAACTCATTCTCATCGCAAAGTAGGTTTGTTGCGAGGTAGTGTTAAAGCTTGTGTTTGGGTTGGTTCACCAGATTGTTATAGAAATCAAGACGAAATTCTTTGGACAGAATCTGAAGAAACAAAAGCTAAAAAGCATTCCAGTCGTGCATTTAGAGAAACACATCCATCAGGAATTAGCTTTAATCGGGCCACAGTTGGCTTAGCCGCCAAAGAAAGAGGCGGGGTAAGTCCTTTCAACTTAATACCTTGCCCTAGCGCAGATAGTAAAAACAGTGGAGGAGCTTATGGACATCCTGCGGCAACTCCTGACCGCCTTTGCCAATGGTGGGTTAAGTATATTTGTCCTCCTAATGGAGTAATTTTAGACCCTTTTGCTGGAAGTGCTTCTGTTGGGGTTTCTGCCATCAAGTTAGGCAGAAGCTACATAGGAATAGAAAAAATGCCAGAATATCTAGCCATTGCTGAAGTTAGGCTAGCTCAAGCTTTATAAACTTTATAAATAGGGGTTTTAACAAAAATAATGAACACAAAAAACTATCAAATTTATCAAGGTGATTGTCTAAAAATATTACCTAAGTTAGAAGATGAAAGTATAGATGCAATAATAACAGATCCTCCTTATAGTAGCGGTGGATTAAGCATTGGAAGTAAAGCCGCAATGCCTTCTAAAAAGTATGTAAACTCAGAGGTTAAAATAGTTAGGCCTGACTTTTTTGGGGATAACAAAGACCAACGCTCCTTTTTGTATTGGTGTACTCTTTGGTTAGGAGAATGTTTTCGTATTGCTAAAATGGGTTCACCAGTCTGTGTTTTCTGCGATTGGAGACAATTACCTATTACCACTGATGCTATTCAGGCTGCTGGATTTGTTTGGCGCGGGATTGTAGCGTGGAATAAAACAGAAGCAGTTAGGCCACAAAAAGGTAGATTCCGCAATCAATGTGAATTTTTAGTCTGGGGTTCAAAAGGCGATATGCCTATGAAACGCAATGTTAGAGTGTTACCAGGAGCTTATACTGTGCCAGTTAGGCAAGATGATAAATTTCATCTTACTGGTAAACCTACTGAACTGATGGAGCATTTAGTCAAAATTACTGAACCTAATGGAACAATCTTAGACCCATTTTTAGGCTCAGGAACAACAGGAGTTGCTGCAATAAAACAAGGCTACAAATTTGTAGGAATTGAGTATAGCAAAGAATACTTTTCTATTGCAGAAGAAAGATTGTTACAAATCCAACCATTAGAGACAAATATCTATGGAAACACTAATACCAGTATCAACAGTTGGAATAACAGCACTATCTCTTGTATCTAAAGGAAGCCTAGCCGATCATCCAGTAGCTGTTTACTTAGCAAGACTCTCAAAAGGCTCTCGTAGAACAATGTTAGGAGCCTTATCCAAAATAGCAGAGCTAGCCACTCAAGGCAAAGTAGATATATGGGGTTTTGAATGGTCAGCTTTGCGCTATCAGCACACTCAAGCTATTAGAACTAGACTTGCTGAAATCTATTCTGTTAACACTGCAAACAAAATGCTTGCCGCTTTGCGTGGAGTATTAGAAGAAGCTTGGAGACTAGGTTTAATTCCAGCAGAGGAATACCGCCGAGCCTCTGATTTGAAAGCTATTAGGGGTAAAGCTCTTCCTAGAGGCAGAGCTTTAACTCAACAAGAGCTAACCGCATTGTTTGACCATTGCCAAAAAGATATAAAAGTCTCAGGCCATAGAGATGGAGCAATGTTAGCTTTGCTTTATTATTGTGGGTTAAGACGCTCTGAGTTAGTAGCTTTAGACTTAGAGCATTATCAGGTTTCCTCAAGTAAGCTAGAAATTCGCTCAGGCAAAGGTAACAAAGATAGATTAGTTTACTTAAATCAACTAGCAGAAGAAAAACTAGCTTCTTGGTTTGAGGTAAGAACAAGAAAAAATGGGCCGCTTTTCCTGAGAATAGATAAAACAGGAAAACTAATATGGCAAAGGCTAACAGACCAAGCAGTTATGAGCATTCTAGCCAAACGTGCTATAGATGCTGGAGTATCAGCTTTTAGCCCACATGATTTAAGGCGTACTTTTATTTCTGATTTGTTGGATAATGGAGTTGATATTTCTACTGTTCAACAACTAGCAGGCCATTCCAATGTTAGCACTACTGCTAGGTATGATCGTCGTGGAGAATTGGCTAAGAAAAAAGCTGTTGAAAGGTTAGTTAAAGACAAATAA